CCTCGCAATGCTCCCCAATCCTAAGTGGATTTGATGTGATATAGAGTCTGTTGGACGTTAAACCAAAGCCCACAGGGAGGCACGCGCCTCTGGTGGGTATATTTTTTGGTCTTCGCCACACTAAATTGCCTTTCGGAGCGAAGCGACTGGGCAGGCCCCACGGCCGGAGGCCGTGGACTACATGGTGTATGCAGGGCCGCGAAGCGGCCGCGGCACTCGCCGCGTTGCATAAGGATCGTCCCCCTGGGATAGAGAGAAAGGCGGCTTGGCACAAGCCGAGTATTACCCTTTCTCTTTTGTGCCAAAACGCCAGGAGAGACGAGAACCCCCTATATCCCGAGTCTCGACGTTTAATTATTAAACCTCTTTTGTGCCAACAAAAAATATACCGCTCTTGCGGTTTAATCATGCTTTAGACTCTGTGACAGCAGATTCTATGTGTTCTACTGTTCCGTTACCTTGACGGATCCTACGCATGATTTGTTCGAGCTTGTTTTCATCCCCCCAATAGTATGTCGGGGGGTGTTCACAAGTGATGTAGATGAAGGGACTGTTGATCTCAGCTCCTCCTTTTGTCCCTTTTATCTCTCCCCGATAGGGCCAACGGTCAAGAAATCGTAAGAGTTCTCTATAGTCCCAGTCCTTGGGTTCGAAGTCATCGATGATGATTGCTTCTTGCATTTCGTATCCGTCCCACCATTTAGGTGTTGTCTTCAGATACACCGTCTTGTGGGCTTCGTAAGCGCCTCGTGTCTTACCTACTCCAGCTAGGCCCCACCTCCACACTATCTTGGGTGGATGGTCTGGATCTCTAGGCTTCCAGTCGATCATGGCTTCCTTGAGCGCTGTAATGCCTTTGGAATACCTGATGTATGATCCTGGATAGGTCATCGCTACTTCATGTATGGAGCTTCCCGTGATGATCGCGGCTCCTATTTCCTCTAGGTCGGTCCTCTTGCCTTGTTGCGAGAGAGTGCCGAACTCTTGGAAGTCTCCGTCTTCTTTGCAGTAGTCAGCGGCCTGCGCAGCTGTGCCCCTTCTGACTTCCCAGTGTAAACGACCATCAAGCAGTTTACGTTGTGCCGATCCTCTGACTGCATTGGGATACTCTATGTATCCTTGTAGGTGTGGGGTTCCTTCCGCTCCTACTTCCTTGCCTATGACAAGGTATGAAGCGCGCATCTTCTGCGCTTCTATGACCGCGTATTCTTCCGCGGTGTAGTTGTTCAGTGTAAAGCACCAGTTACGCGCTCGGGTGCTGTCGATGCTCATGATCCCGCCAAAGATTGAGTATTGATAGCTCGTGCGCTCTATATATCTTCTGTGCCAACACTTTGAACATTTTTTTATTAATGGTCGTGGGTGTTCATTTCGGACACCCTGCGACATAGACCATTAATTAGTTAACGAACAGAAGAAGTTGGGTTGCATACTATATACCCCGACTTCTTCCACAAAAGAAAACGCATCATCCATCATGCCCGCGAAGCGCATGTATAAGAAGAGGCCTTACGCGAAGCGTCGCTATGCTAAGAAGTCTGCTTCGTCATTCGAGAAGAAGGGCAATTATGCCCTTGCTGAGCAAGTTGGCGGCACTATTGGCTCTCTTATTGCTGAACCGTGGATGCCACTCTTCCCCGCAAGTGTGAAGAAGAACCTTCGCTATTCAACGAATTTCACACTGTCCACTACTCTCGGTGTTATCACCGGTACTCAAGTGTTCCGAGCAAATGATGCGTTCGATCCTGATTTTACGGCCGCAGGCCATCAACCCATGGGTTTCGATCAGATGATGTTGTGGTATAACCACTTCGTTGTTGTGTCGTCTAACATCAACGTTATCTTCAAGAACCAGAGCAACACCAACCCAACGGTGTGTCTTCGTGTTGATGCTGACAGCACTGGTCTTACGGTTATCGATCGTATTGTCGAGCTTGGTGGATGCTGTACACAGGTGCTTGATCTCAAGAACGTGTATGGAGGCACCCGTAAGTTGTCTATGGGTGCGAATATCCCCAAGCTCCAGGGGGTTAGCCGTAGTGCTATCACCTCTGACCCGAACCTCCAGGGAAGCGCCGCAGCGTCTCCGTCTGAGTGTTCTTACTTTCATGTCACATGCTGGGACACCGCAGGTGTAAGCTCCAACATCGAGTGCGATGCTGTGCTTGAGTATGAAGTTATCTTCTTGGAGCCTCGCAATGCTCCCCAATCCTAAGTGGATTTGATGTGATATAGAGTCTGTTGGACGTTAAACCAAAGCCCACAGGGAGGCACGCGCCTCTGGTGGGTATATTTTTTGGTCTTCGCCACAC